GTGGTGGTGCTCCTGCAACTGTAGATGGAACAAGTCTAGCACTGCGTGACAGAGTATTAGTTACTGCACAAACCACAGGCAGTGAAAACGGAATCTACTATGTAACCACAGTAGGTGCAGGTTCAAACGGAACTTGGGCAAGAAGTTTAGATGCAGATGCAACTGGCGAGATAAAAGCCGGCACAATAATAATGATCACCGAAGGTACTACCTACGCTGATACACAGTGGAAGTTGACAACAGACGATCCGATCACAGTTGGCACAACCGCAATGACATTTGTTCGAGCCGGTAATGCCGCATATGGTACTTTTGCAGTAAGCGGACAAAATAGTATTGTAGCAGATCAGATTGGCGATACACTGACAATGGTTGCTGGTACTAACCTAGCACTGACAACCAATGATGGCACTGATACACTAACAATTACGCCAAGTTTAACTCCATCAGTTACAAGTTTGACTGCAACTGGTAATGTTCAAGCAGATATGATAGTAAACAGAGAACAACGGTATACAACTTCTAATGTAATGAGATTCAATCAAATGTATACTGGTGCTTCTAGTGGCAGTTACTTTACTAATGGTGAGTATCAAAAAGTTGTTACAATAACACCAGACGCGGCCTCTCAAAATTATCAAGTTATAGGAACTATTACTGCACAAAATGCAGCAGAAACACACACTGTAAATTTCAATGCGGCTTTGAGAAGTAATACGTTACCAGCTCTTGCATGGACTATCTACTATAACGAACAATATAACGGAAGTAGATACATTGATCCGCAATTGTGGACCAAACAAACAACCACGGCTGGATTTATTTTTGCATTTAAAACACTCGGAACCATTTATGGGACAGTGACAGTTGACATCACTGTGATTCCAAGAAACAGTTCGCAGTTAAGCAATGTCTCAGTTAATACCGTACAGAACAGTGAACAAACATCAGTTGACGCAGGATTCACTGCTAATGATATGGAAAAAGTTATTACCGAGCAAGGTGAGAATGTTACAATTGCAGGTACTCTTACTGGAACAACATCATCATTTACAAATACAACTACAAACGATACTTTACTACTAACAACCACCGAAGATTCAAGTAGTGCTGGTCCTGTTCTTACACTGAAACGTAATAGTGCATCACCAGCAGATGCAGATTACTTAGGACAGTTAAAATTCAAAGGTGAAAATGATGCTGATCAAGAAGTTGTATATGCAAAAATTACAGGAAAAATACAAGACGCAAGTGATGGCTCAGAAGATGGACTAATAGAATTTGCTAACAGTAAAGCAGGTTCAAACAACATCAATATGCGACTAAGGTCTGATAGTCTACAATTATTAAATGGCACATCTCTTGTTGTTGCTGGACTTACCTACCCTACATCAGATGGAACAAACGGACAAGTGTTGCAAACCAACGGTAGTGGCACATTGAGCTTTGCTGATGCAAGCGGTGGCGGCGCAACTGTAAGCAGTGATACAACCACTAACGCTGAGAGATTGATCTATGTTGGCTCAACCACATCGGGTACCCTAAGTGCAGTAACACAAGACAGTGGATTAACATACAATCCTAGCACCGGCTCATTGACATCAGCTGCATTTATTGGTGATGTAACTGGTAATGTAACAGGTAGTGCAGCAACAGTTACAACAGCTGCACAGACAAATATCACCTCAGTTGGCACACTAACAAGTCTTGGTGTTACAAACAATATCACTGTTGGTGGAACTGTTGACGGACGTGATATTGCAACGGATGGTACTAAGTTAGATGGTATCGAAGCTAGTGCTGACGTTACTGATGCAACTAATGTAACTGCCGCTGGCGCGGCTATGAAGGCTAACAACTTATCTGATTTACCAAACGCTTCAACTGCAAGAACAAATCTTGGAGTGGCTATTGGTTCAAACGTACAAGCATATTCTAGCGTTCTACAAAACACCACAGCGTCTTTTGTTACTGCGGATGAGACCAAGTTAGACTATATTTCTGTTACGCAGGCTGTTGATCTCGACCAAATGGAGACAGATATTGCTGCTCTTGCCAATGGCATGGTTTACAAAGGTAATTGGGACGCATCAGCAGGCAGTTTTCCAGGCAGCGGCTCTGCACAAACTGGTTGGTTCTACTACGTTTCAGTGGCGGGTACTGTTGACGGTATATCGTTTGCGGTAGGGGATAATATAGTCGCCACAACAGATAATGCTTCTACAACTACATACGCAGGAAACTGGTCTAAGCACGATCAGACAGACGCTGTTCAAGCAGTTGTCGGACTAACAGGTTCTATAGCCAAAAGCTCATTGTTAAGTGCATTAAACGTAGAAGACGGCGCAGACGTTACAGACTCAACCAATGTAACTGCTGCTGGTGCGCTAATGGACAGCGAAGTAGATGCGGATATTAAAACGCTATCATTGCCTGCAAATACAACTATTAGTGTGTATGGTGCAACGCTAGTTGATGACGCAGACGCAGCCACTGCTAGAACAACACTAGGTTTAGGCACGGCTGCAACAACAGCGTCTACTGATTATGCAACAGCGGCTCAAGGCACAACTGCTGATGCTGCTTTACCTAAGACCGGTGGTGCAATGACTGGTGCTATCACAACCAATAGTACATTTGATGGTCGTGATGTTGCAACAGATGGAACAAAATTAGATGGTATAGAAGCATCTGCAGATGTAACTGATGCAACCAATGTTGCAGCCGCTGGTGCGCTGATGACTACTGGCGGTTCAGTTACTGGTAACGTGTCTTTTGGTGACAATGACAAGGCTATCTTCGGTGCTGGCTCTGACTTGCAAGTGTACCACGATGGTAGCAGTAGCTACCTTGATGACGCGGGTACAGGCAACTTAAATCTTCGCAGCAATGGTGCTGGAGTTATCATAGCTGATACCAGTAATACTGTATTGGCTAGATTTTTGAACGGTAACGCTTGTGATTTTAATTTTAATGGTAGTACCAAACTCGCCACCACAGCCACAGGCATTGACGTAACTGGCAGCATCACCGTATCGGGTACAGTTGATGGTCGTGATGTTGCCACTGATGGCACAAAGTTAGATGGCATAGCCGCAGGCGCCACTAACGTAACTAATAACAATCAACTTACAAACGGTGCAGGTTATACTACTAACGCAGGTGATATTACGAATGTTAGTGTAAGCGGTACAGGATTATCAGGCGGCGGTGCAAGTGGTAGTGTAACAATTACCAGTAATGCCACAAGTGCTAACACAGCTAGTACCATTGTTGCTAGAGATGGCAGTGGCAACTTCACTGCTGGTGTTATTACTGGTACAGCAACCGCAGCACGTTACGCTGACTTGGCTGAAAAATACACTTCAGATGCAGACTATGAACCAGGCACTGTGGTCGAGCTAGGCGGCGAAGCAGAAGTAACTCAATCAACTGGGATAACCAGTCGTCGAATTGCTGGTATAGTTTCTACGAATCCAGCACACTTAATGAATAATGAACTCGAAGCAGACCATGTAGTTGATGTTGCCCTAATAGGGCGTGTACCTTGCAAGGTTATTGGCGTTTTTAACAAAGGTGATATACTTATAAGCAGTAATACACACGGACATGCTTGTGCCTGGACTAATGCTACAAATCCACCAGCAGGTAGTGCAATTGGAAAAGCGATTGAATCAAAAACCGATCTTGGTGCAGGCATTATTGAAGTACTAGTAGGTCGAATGTAATGTCAGAAAGATACAGAACACACTACGACGGCGAATTTGTAATTGTCAGCAACAAAATCCAAGGTGGTAAAAAATATCAAGAGCGTGAATGGATTGATAACCCTATTCAAAATCAACATATCTCAGGTCGGGCTGCGGTAATTGGACACGGAGACAGTCGTTATACTACAAAGTTACATGGAAAATTCAATCTCTGCAACAATATTGAAAAACACAAAGGCGGGCACCTAGCCCGGAAACGTCTGCAAAGTTATGGTGCTGAAAAAGTGTGGGAAGAAATGATATGTGACTTCTATGTTGAGTTTGACGTACCTACACTGGAAAAATTAATAGAAACCAAATACAACGAGAAAACCAGCGTGTATAGCAATGCACGAAATTGTATAAATTCACCTGGTGAATTCTATCTTGTTCCATACGGGGAACGAGGACGCAGTGTTGCTGTAGCTGCCTGGCTGGCATGTTTTGATGGGCATGACGAAGTGTATTTAATTGGAGTTGATGGAACAAATGCAGCTGGCGAGGTTGATGAAACTACGGTGCACCAGTTCAACCGTGTGATTACGAGCTATCCGGGTGTAAAGTTTGTATACGTGAGCGATAGTATTTCGCCTCCCAGTGTGTGGAAAGAAAATGTAAATTTTTCTCAATGCACTTATGGCAATTTTGTATCAAAATGTGATATATGAAATTGCTTAACTGTATCAATTTTGCCTAACACTTCTTCAAAATTAATAGTAGTCCACAAACCTGGGTGCAACGGTTTTGGCCATATGCCCGATTCAACCCATGCATAACCATGATGTTCGTTGTTAAGCACAGGCGTAAACTCCGTACTTACTAAACAAAAAAATGTATTGTAACTGAAATGGTTGTCAGCACTGGTAAACTTTTCAATCGGCACAAGTTGAATAACTTCGGGCCACATGCCAATTTCTTCTTGGCATTCTCGTTGTATTGCTTCTTGTAGGTTTTCGCCATGATCAACTTTGCCACCTGGTAATCCCCAGCATCCGGGATTTTTTGGATCATTGCGTAGTAGGTATAGATATCTATTGGTGTTTACACTGTAAAACCAAACGCCAACAGCGTCAATCAAAGTACCAAACTCCATTCACCTTCTGGATACAAGCCCTCGTAGCTTTTTAGCCACTCTCCGTCTGCCCAGCGATATTGTACAGTGGTTGTTAGATTGGTTAGGTACTGCACACTGCTAATATTTGAACTATCAAATACAATATTCCAGCGTGTGCCGTCGTACTCAACAATGTCATTGGCATTGGCTACAAGCGGCGATCCGTCTGTGCCTCTCCATGCTTCTGCATTGCCTGTTGCACTGCCTGTTGAATTGTTAATAAGCAAGTAGCGTTGTCCTGCAGAAGCAGCAGGCAATCCGGCTGTAGTACCTGGTCCTTTGCGTTGAGGGTCTACAATTGCAGTAATAGCCTCTAATGTGTTCTGTGGAATAGTATCTGTGTCTACTGTAAATAATAAAAATCTATCGTCCGTTGGATGATACGCTACAGTGCCAACAATTATCGTGTCATCATACGGATTGTCAAGACGTACTTGGCTAATGCCATTTCTCATGCTACCATATAAGTCGACAACAGTATGCCACATCAAGTTACTAGGCGGAGCAGTTGGCACTTTAACACCTTCGTCGTTGAGTACAACAGCATTTGGTTCAAGCACTTGTAACTGATTGCCCACCAATAGTGTTTGATAGTTATACGGAGTAAACTTTTGTCTTGTTCCCATTAGAAGATCATTATCGTAAATTGCGTCAGTGTAGTCACCGCTGGCATCAAACACACTGGCAATAATTTTTTGCACAACTCCAAGTTTTTTAACTTTGGCGGGCGGTGATATGAAAATAGGCATTACAAAACGCAGTGTGGCAATGTCAATTGGATCATCTGTTCCCATTGGTATTGATCTTGAACTCCATGTAACTTGCTCAAGATACATTACACTGAGACTGGTCCAGTCAATAAAGTTGTCGGTGCTTTGTATTTCTAACCCTGGGTTAAACAGTGTTAGTATTTGTTCCAGAGCTTGTAGTTTTTGGTTTGTGTTACTGGTCCAAAGGTCAACGTTTATTTCAAGATCATAAGGAACCGGCATCAACTTTTCAATTGTGAATGCAGTGCCTTGTGTGGTTTCGTAACTTTCGCTATCAGTATCCCAATAACGTTGTCTTACATTTTGTTGTTCAACAAAGTAAGGTTCTTGTATCCTATCTCGCGCATAGTTTAAGTTTGTAACGTGAAATGTAATTAGTGGAGTACTCGGCAATGCATTTGCACTGTTTTGCTGCATAATGGTAGCAGCCTGACGAGTTGCATCTCCATAGCGTACAGGAATTCTATACAGTGTCTTGGCATTGGTGTCAGCATCGCGACCATACTCAACCTGAAAGTTTGAAAAAACTCTGGTAACTTGCAGCAAGAATCTGCGTATTTGTTCGTCATAAAAGAACTGTTGTAGTGCCATTAATTGTCAGCCTCAGGTTTGAGCAGTTTACTAAGTGCTTGACGCTGTGGAATATTGCCTCGATCTTCAGTTGGTGTCTCGTTTGTATTGTTAACGAAGCCGCTACGCAGTGTTTCGTTCTGCGACCCTGGCGTCAAGTTTGTTCTTACATCGTCTTCGTACTTAACCCAACGTGCGCCATTGAAGCGGAAAAGTCTATTAGGAAAGTAATCCAGTCTCAATGCAAAGTCTCCTTCTTGTGCACCTGGCGGAAAGCTAATGCCCGGGGTAACTGGCAAACCATTTGGCGCTATACCATCGCCAGTGAGGTAGCCAAGCGTGTATCCGTTGGCTCTTGGTGCTTGTGGTTGACCATCAACATCAACGTTTGTTGTGTCAACTGTAATTCCTGTATTGTCCACTGTATAACTATCTGGATCTGCAGGTGTGCCATCTTCGTTTGTAGGGACAATATAAAATTTAACAGTGTCGTAACCACTTAGTGGAACTTCGTATTCGGCCTGTGTGAGAATGGCATCGTTAATTTCTGTATCTTTAACGACTGTACCAAAAGTGTGTAACTCATCTTTGGGAGTAAACTCTTGCCACTTAGTTGTATCAGTAATCTCTACGCCAGGGTTCACATCATCTATTGCTTTATAGTATGTTTCTCCGCTGAGTACAATACTACCTTGAGGATAATAGTTTCCATTGTCCCAAATATTTTCAACTTCAAAGGGCTTATTGAGTATATCATTGTATTCTTGAGCACCTACCAGTGGGGTTGCTTTTACACGCCATAAGTGAGGCAACCAAGTTTGACTGAAACCTTCGCTGGCAAATGCAGCATCTTGTATCACGTAATATTTTGGAATTGCACGAGCAATGCCACTGTCGAGAGGATGAAAATCTTTGAGGTTTGGTAACTCAAGTACGTCTCCGTTCATCAGTTTGCGGCCAAGTGTGTCAATCATAAAGTTATAGTGGAATGTAATGAACAGTGTGTCGTTGTTCAAGAACAGTCCGAATTGGCTTAGGTCAAAATCAATGTCCTGCGAGTTATAGACACCGCGCATTTGATAAACATCGTCATCATATTTACGATCTCTGTTTTCAAGTAGGAATAAATCTTCAATAAACAGTGGTGATTCTGTGCTGTAGGCTGGTTGTGTTGCATCTTGTGTGCCGCCACTAACACTTGAACTGTCATCGCCGTGCGGCTGCGGTCCAAGATATTTGTGAACAAACATATCAACGCCACCAACCTGATACATTTCCATAACAGTGCGGTCAATAAATTTGTAATCGTTTTGACGATTTGGGCGATATAAACTCAAGCGTGGCATACAGTATTCCTCTGCATGTATTTATCGCTTATGCTGATACCTTCTTGGGTTCTGTTTTAGTAATGGTATGCATCTTTTTAACAATAGCAGCAACTTCGCTAAGTGCCAAGTAACCCTGAACAGTATCACCTTTTCTGGTAATTCCTGGGAGCTCAACTTGCATGTTGTTTTGGAACACAGCAATTTCATACAAGCCGTTCTTGCCACCATAGCTTCCGCTGTGTTGCACAATACTCAACTCGTACTGGTCAAAGTCTAGCACAAGTTGTACACCATCAAGAAATGGCTCAAAGCTAAGTCCTAACATAGTTTCATGTTCCACGGATACGATCCTCTCCAAGCATAAGATTTAATTGACGCAACATTGTGATAGCAGTGCGTGTCCAAAACTGGTGAGCCCAAGTTCCTTCAGTGCATTTCTCAGCAACACCAAAGCAACGTTCGATGCGTTGCTCGTACAATTTAATTGTTTCACTACTTACCATTTAACATATACCTCGTAAATTCAAAGAACAATAATCCAAATCCAAACACGCCAACTGCCGTGCCAGCAAGTAGGAAACTCTGTGTAGGATCATATCCTAGTACAAACAAGCCAACTGATCCAACAAACAATACCCAACACGCAAAGATAGATACTAACATTTTTATACTCCTTGCGTATTAAGTTTTACACATGCAGTCTTTACAAACTGATATTCACCAGCATATTTGGCTTTAATTTTCTTTTGTGCTAGTAAACAACTTGCCTTGGTTGGCATGTTACGTTCCCACATTAGGTTAAAGTCTTTTGTAGCTCCAAGTTCTGCTACATTTACTAGCGATACTAACAAAATAAATTTGGTAATCATGAGTATTGTGCCTCCTGTTGTATGCTAATCATAGCACAAGCCGCTTCCAGCTCTGCTTCTAGTTCTTCCTTTGTCCAAACACTAAGACGCAAATTGCGAGCATATCCCTTGCTGTATGCATCTGCTACTGCGTAGTATACACTCTCTTCGAGCTCAATACGCTCATACTCAGCAAGTGTACCTGTAGGCACACGCTCTGCCCAATACGCAAGCTCTGTTGCTTCAGGCATCTTACCCATAAAGCAACCTTCCTGCTTGCTGAACTCTTCAGCCTCTGCACGTTGAGCGTTAATCAAATCTACCAAACCTTGATCCAACTTGTACATTTTGCCTACTCCTTGTTTCTAACTGTACATACAGTATAACACATATATACCAAAGGTCAACCTTTTTATTGTCTTAGAGCAAATAATTTCCGGTTGACGTACACTGTAGATATGTTATAATGGTATATAAGTTAGAAATTTAGGAGCAGCAAATGGCACTAACAGCACTTCGCGGTAAGAAAATAGCCCGTAAGAAAGCACCAGCAGCAAGACGTCAGCGCGGCAAAACAGCAGATCCTAGTTGGGACAATGCGCTTAAGATGAGTGGTGAAGCATATCACAAGTACAAGCGCAAGCAAATTGACTTTTACTACGGCGACAAGAAGTCAGTTGAGCTAATGCCAGATCTTCTTGCATGGATGAAAGAGGCTGAATACAACAAAGGCGATATTGCTTTGGTCAAGAAGCATGGGCACTCTGGAATGATATATGCTGGTATCTATGCACGTTGTTTACGCAATGGCATGCCTGACCTGCATCCTGATCACAATGCATACTGGCAAACATTACCAGGCACAAGCGGTGACGTACAACCTACTAGCGACTTTATCCGACGCAAAATCAATGAAGCTATTGCTAAAACTGAACCAGACGTTGAACTTGTCGTAGACAATGACAAGACAGACGTTGTGCGCAGAACCATTCAAGAAAATATGCGTGACAAAACCATGCTGATTGGTGGACTGTGTGATGAAGTTATGGATGAGTTTGTTAATGGTGGCTACAAAGACCCAGACAAGTTCTCTATTATGAATACGTTGCGCAACGAAGGCTGCCCTCCACAAACAGTTGACATGATTGCAACTCCGTTTAAGAACCAACTCAGTGAAATTGCTGAATTGATGAATGGTCACAGCAAAAAAGAGCTTGCTAAAATGGGTGAGCATGAGCAAGAAATGGTATTGCAACTTGTTGAAGGGTACGCACATCTTGGCAAACTGCAAATCAGGGCTTTACATAAGTTTCTCGAACGTGCAGTTGCAGATTGTGCTAGTTATGTGCAGGTTAAAAAAGTAGAACGCAAGCCACGTGCAGTTAAAACAAAAACACCAGCACAGTTGGTTCGCAAATTTAAATATCTCAAGGAGTTTGCAGAGCTAGGACTTACTAGTATATCTCCAGAAAAGTTAGTTGAAGGTAGCGAGGCTTGGCTGTATAACACAAAGACACGCAAACTAATCTACGTAGTTGCTGATGAAATGCTTAAAACCTACAATGTTAAAAGCAACAGTGTGATTGGTTTCGATCCTAACAAGAGTGTTATGAAAACACTACGCAAACCAGCAGAGCAGCTTAAAGCACTAATAGCTGGAGGCAAACCAGCCAATAGAAAGTTCTTTCAAGATATCAAAGCCACCGAGGTCAAGTATAACGGGCGCGGGAACGAACACGTGGTATTGCTTAAGGCTTGGTGATAATGCTAAATACTGCATAAGGACAGTATAAATGGCAACAGAAACACTTGATCAAACCCTAGAAACACTCAAACAGGAAGCTATCGATTTTGTAAAGTTACAACTTGGCGACGGCATCATTGACTTGGAATTGGATGCAGATCATTACGAAGGTGCATATCAAAGAGCTTTAGGCACATATCGCCAACGAGCAGAGAATGCATTTGAAGAGAGTTACACTTTTCTAAAATTGCAAGACAATGTAAACATTTATACATTGCCCAACGAAATACAAACAGTTAGACAGGTATTTAGACGCACTATTGGATGGGATAACGGCGGCGAAGGCAGCGCATTTGAACCATTTAGCGCAGCCGCGCTTAACACATACCTTTTGAACGGTAATCAAATGGGCGGCCTTGCAACATATGACTTTTATTCACAGTATGTTGAACTAACTGCTAAGATGTTTGGTGGATTCCTAAACTACAATTACAACACTGCAAGCAAACAGCTTACATTGATGCGCGACATCAAAGGATCAGGTGAGATTGTGTTACTTTGGTGCTACAATCTTCGTCCAGAAGCACAACTGCTTAGTGATTTTTCAACATCACAGTGGATGAAAGACTACATGGTTGGCAACTGTAAACTGATCATTGGCGAAGCTCGTGAAAAGTTTGCCACTATTGCCGGTCCACAAGGCGGCACTGCTCTCAATGGTGCACAAATGAAAGCAGAAGGCAACGCTATTATGGATGCTAAAATTGAAGAGCTGAAAAACTATGTAGATGGAAGCCAGCCACTTACCTGGGTTATTGGTTAATGAGAGCATACGAAATCATCACTGAACATGAAATGGTGTTTAGTAGAGCAGGCAACAAACTAAAAACAAAATGGCGTTGCACCACTGGCGCAAGAAGCGGCCGTGTTGTTGGCAATGCTAAGGACTGCGACAAGCCAATCGATCAAAAGAAGCGAGCGCAAATGAAAGTGACTCGCAAAACCAAAGCCAAGCAAGCAGCTCGCAAATCAGCCAAGACCAAAAGAGTAAATCCAGCAAGCAAGTTGTTGGGCATGCTTAACAAGATGCGCAAAGCATCAGTTACCAGTGGCGGCAAAAAGAAAACAGCCTACAAGCAGCCAAAGAGCAGTCTCAAAGGCACAATCAAGCCAAGAAAAACAGTAAAGACCCGAAAGTAATCACTAACTCAGAGGCAATCCATGCTGATAAATGATTTAGAATACTATACCCGCAAATCCAATTATGTAAATCAGTATAGCGGTATGGATGATCCACAACATCATGACCGTGATTTTTATGATTATCCAATTCAAGATTTTGATTATCAATTTAACAGTTGGGGCTTTAGAGGACCTGAGTATGAACAGTACCGTGATAAGCCTGTTAATATTTGCGTAGGTGATAGTTTTACAGTTAACCTTGGCGGTCCAGTTGAACACAGTTGGTGTAGTCAGTTAGCGGCGCATTTTTCAATCCCAACTCTAAACTTAGGGATGGATGGTGCTGGTAACGATGCGCTGCATTTAGTACATAGTCGGGCTTGCGAATTATTTGATGTACAAAATACCTTTGTTATGTATTCTTATCTACATCGCAGACTAAAGGACGGTGTGTTTGCACAACATGTAGATGGGGACGAAGAAAATTTTTCTTACTTCTTACAACATCGACTGAACAATGCAATTGAATGTGCATTACCAATGTGGAACTGGACTGAAAGTGAAAAAACATTTTTACATGATCAAAACGTTTACTTTTTCGATACCAAGATGTACTTTGCTGACTACCAACACATAGATAGAAAGCACATTGTCAAGCAAGACTACAACAATCTAAAAGGTCCTGATTGGCCTACATTGGAAGATTTTCAAAACGGAGCAGATCCGCATAGCGATATGTTCACTAAGCAATTTGGTCAATTTATATCTCACAGTTGTCATATGAACCGTGATGGTCACCACAACAGCTTTGCTATCAACAAGCAGTATGCTGACTGGCTGTACAAAGAATCAAATAAAGGTTGACAACAATTGTTATTCTGTTAAACTAAAAGCATGACAGATATTATGATTGACTTGGAAACTGTGAGTACAACGCCTAATGCTTGTATCCTCACCATCGCCGCCCAGACTTTTGATCCAACTGGCTCTGGGTACCTTCCACAAGACTACTATGCTCGTGTTGACATTGATAGCCAACCCAATCGAGATGTTGATGATGCCACTGTTGAGTGGTGGGCTTCACAACCAGCCGAAGCACAAGCTGAAGCATTTGGCGAAGACGGCCGCATCCCACTTAGACAAGCACTAGAGGAGCTGGGCAAACTGTGTTTCCACTGTGATCTTATCTGGGCAAATGGTACAACATTTGACATGGTTATACTTGAAAATGCATACAAGCAAGAAGGCATCCCAGTACCATGGCAGTTTTGGCGTGTGCGTGATGCAAGAACGGTATATAGTTTGTATCCTGACTTGCCTAAACCAAAAGCTAGTCACCATGCATTAGAAGATTGCAAACGGCAAATTGATCTTTTGCAGCAAACATTACAGCACCTTGGAGTAGTAAAATTACGATGATGCATATACCAAATGCTTAAAATGCTACGCTGGGTAGGCGGCTATGGCGGCGATACAATCCTTTCTTCATTATTATCGGTTAATACAGATGTGTTGTCTAATATTGATTGTGTAAAAATAGCAAACAACGGGCAATCGATTGTAGAGCCTAACAGAGAACATATTCTATTTGATTTAACACAGTCACACAGAGTACCAATTCCAGCTGACATTGCTTTATTAGAAGAAAAAATTGAAACAACAATCAATGATACTCAAACTCATCTTATAAAAAATCATTATTATCTGCCTTTCTTGGACAAGTATAGCGATCATATGGTTGATATTGTTAGTACAAACAATTTTTTAAGTTTTACAACTGGTGCAAATTTTTACAAGAATTATAAATGGTCTTCAAAATTTCTAAGAGACACAGACAACATTTATAAAATTTTAGAGCAGAAAGATAAAGTTGAAGCTGACAATTATATGATATGGCAGCTTGCAGTATCTCACTACAAGCTCAATTGTAAAAGGCATAAATCAAAAAACAAAATTGTACTAGACAAATGGATCAACTCGCAATATAATAATATACTAGGGTATGATTTTGATCGCAGCATGCGGGATCATTGGATAGAAAAAAATCAGTACTTACTAAACAAAAGTAATTCCAACATTGAAAAAATTTGTGAGTTAGTAAAGCAACAAATTCCGTATAATGAAATAAGAAAGCAGTTAATATGATTATCGGACTATGCGGATTAATTGGTGCCGGAAAAGGAACAGTAAGCGATATCCTGGTTGAACAAGGATTTACCAAAGTAAGTTTTGCTGACAAACTCAAGGATGGCGTTGCTGATATTTTTGGGTGGGATAGAGCGTTACTAGAAGGAGACACTGATGAGTCAAGACAATGGCGAGAGCAAAGAGACGACTTTTGGAGTGCTGAAACGGAAATGGAAATCACTCCTCGTTTGGTGCTTCAGTTATTTGGTACTGATTGCATGCGTAATGGCTTCTATGAAGGCATCTGGGTAAGCACACTGAAGAAAAGAATCATAGACCATCCTGGAGACTATGTGATTCCTGATGTCCGGTTCCGCAATGAACAAAACATGATTCGTGAACTTGGTGGACAAATTTGGCGTGTACAACGTGGTGACATTCCTGAGTGGTATGGTTGTGCTATGTTAGACAATACTACTGGCAGCACTCTAATGGAAGCATATGATGTACACTCAAGCGAATATAAATGGATAGACATGAACAATAAATTTGATGCTACGTTTTACAACGAAAACACTATTGAAGATCTAAAAAATCTAGTCCTCGCTGAGATCGCCAACTTGCCACGGTAAATCCAATCTGGTAATTTCTACAGTACAGTTCAAACACACATTTCTCAAATTAGTAAGATTGCTATTATTGAGATTTCCGTCCAAGTGATATACCAATATCTGTGCGCCACTCACTGCTCTAAACCCGCACCTATCACATTCTAGTTTTTTCTTAAATCCGCTTTGTTGCCATCTTGGTTTTGGTACTCGCATCTTCCTATTTTTTCGTTCACAACTGTCGCAGCGTTTGCGATAGTGTGTTCTATTGCCTTTTCGATAGTTTATAGCGGCAAGTTTACGGTTACATGCGGTGCATAGAGGGCGATCCATGGCGATATTTATCTTAAAACCTTTGCAAAGGGCAGCTTTAACCACCGGATTTTATAGATTTTAATAAATATCGTTAGAGAATAATTTTTATAAAGGAAGAGAAAACATGGCACTAACATCCCCAGGCGTAGAAGTTACCATAATTGACGAAAGTAACTATCTACCAGCCCCAACTAATTCAGTTCCGTTTATCCTTGTTGCAACTGCACAAAACAAGGTCAGTGGAGCAGGTGTCGGCGTAGCTGCTGGCACAACAGCAGCCAATGCAAACAAGCCTTACTTGATCACATCACAAAGAGATCTGGCAGCAACATTTGGCACACCGTTCTTCTACAGCACCAGTGCTGGTACAAGCATCAACGGTTACGAGCTTAACGAATACGGATTGCTTGCTGCATACTCAGTATTGGGTATTAGCAATAGAGCATACATTCAGAGAGCCGACATTGACCTCAGTGAGCTAACAGCTTCTTTGCAGCGTCCTAAGGGCGATCCTGCTAACGGAGCATACTGGTTAGACACTGGTTTAACAACCTGGGGCACTTTTGAGTGGAGTGCTGTTACTGAAACATTTGCAGCTAAAACTCCACTTGCTATCACTAACACAAGTGACCTAGATGGTGGCGTGCCTAAAACTTCAATTGGTAGTATTGGCGACTATGCAGTAGTTACAACCAATTTAAACAATCCAGTGTACTATAAGACACCAGGAAACACAGCAGCCAGTGTTACAGCTAACACTTGGGTATTAGTAGGCAGTGACGAATGGAAAAATTCATGGCCAACAGTGACTAGTACAGTAAGTAACCCAACATTGACTAGCGGTAACAGTATCATATTAAACGATATTACAGTTACACTGGCAGGAACAACAATAACAGCTATGGCTTCTGATATTAACAGTGCCTCTGTCCCAGGCGTAGTTGCTACTGTTTCGAATGGCAAGTTAAACATCTTTGTTGACAGTGCTGGATCAAACGATGGTTCAACTGATGACGGCAATGGTATTATGATGGTTGAAAATGGTAACAATGCTACACTGCTCACTGAGCTAGGCATTACAGCAAGTGATACCAAGCCTTATTTTGCTCCAGTATTGCAGATGTCGGCTAGCTATAGCAACCCAAGTTGGGCAGCGACAGGCACAGAGCCACATCCAACAGGCAGTGTGTGGGCTAAGACCAACAATGTTAACTCAGGTGCAAACATAGTTGTTAGCAGCTACGATGCAACAACTGATACTTTTGTAACACAGAATACACCAGTTTACGCAAACGATCAAACAGCATTAAAAAATCTTGATCCAGCAGGCGGCGGAACTAACATTGCAGCCGGAGCACTTTATGTACAAAATGACGTAAGCGGCAACGACACTTACACTTACAAGGTGTTTGAAAGATACGCAACCGGTGCAACATTGGTCACAGGAACAGATACTGCTCCAGTTTTTGTAAACTCAGAAACATTTACTATTCAAGCAAGTGCAAAAAATAGCACAGTGCTTACAACCGCAGTAACAGCACAACTAGGTGGCACTGCTGCCGCAGACTTTGTTGCAGCATTTACCGCAGCAAACGTTGCGAATACTACAGCAAGAGTGCTATCAACTGGTGCAGTTCAAGTTGAACACACCCAAGGCGGCACTATTGTACTTACAGACACAAGTGGTACGCCAGTAGTAGACGCAGGCATTACAACCGCAGTTACAACTGGTCAAGTCCGAACCGAAAGTTCCGGTGTACTGTTAAGCAACTGGATTCCACTAGGATTTGGGTTAACACCAGTTTACGTTGCAAAAGATGAAGCACCAAGTACTGATCCAGCAGACGGCACAAGATGGTATTACAGTGCAACTGATGAAGTTGATATCTTGATTCAAAGTGGCGGTACTTGGAAAGGTTACCAAAATGTTACTTCAGACATTAGAGGATTCAACCTTTCAACCACAAATGCTACAGGCCCAATTGTTGCTGCATCTGCGCCAACAACACAGAACGATACTGCTAAGAGTGCATTGGTGTATGGCGATCTTTGGTTAAGCACAGCAGACTTAGACAACTATCCTATACTTTACAGATGGCAGAGTGTTGATTCAGTGGATCAATGGGTGTTAATTGACAATTCAGATCAAACCACACAGAATGGTATACTGTTTGCTGATGTACGTTGGGCCGGCAACGGAACAACTGATCCAATAACAGACACAAAGCCAACCATTGTTAGTTTGCTAACTAGCAATTATGTTGACTTGGACAAGCCAGATCCTACACTGTATCCAGAAGGCTGTTTAGTTTGGAACATGAGACGTTCGGGCTTTAATGTAAAATCTTACGAAGTTGATTATTTTAACGCCTCAGACTTCCCATTCTCTACGTATGGTGCATTGCCTACAGTGAAAGATGCATGGGTAACAGCAAGCGGATTACAAAGTAACGGTGCTATGTATGCAGGACGCAAAGCTGTAAGAGCAATTGTTGTTGCAGCAATGAAATCCAGTATTGACGGCGCACAGGAACTTCGTGAAGAGCAAAAGATATACAACTTGATTGCATGTCCAAACTACGAAGAACTTGCAACCAACATGGTAGCACTGAACAACGAGCGAAACAACACAGCATTTGTTATCGGCGACACACCACTGCGTCTAGAAGACACTGGCACAGATATTGTTAACTGGGCAACCAATGCTAACGGTGACGGCTTAACGGTAGCAGATCCATACTTTGGTGTGTTCTATCCAAGTTGTCAAACAACTGACCTAAGCGGTGCTACAGTAGTTGCTCCACCAAGTCATATGATTTTGAGAACGATAGTGCGTTCTGATGATGTTGCTTATCCATGGTTAGCACCAGCAGGTACAAGACGTGGTACAGTAGACAACGCAAGCCAGTTAGGTTATATTAACGCACAAACAGGTGAGTTTGTACAAACAGCAATTCGCCAAGGACTGCGTGATACACTGTATGAGAACAGCATCAACCCAATTACCTTTATCCCAGGTAGTGGCATTCTCAACTACGGTAACAAAACAACATTCACACAGAGTTCACTGGATAGAATTAACGTTGCAAGACTTGTTGCATTCATTCGTGGAAGACTTGAAGTTATCGGCAAGAACTTTGTGTTTGAACCAAACGATCAAACAACACGCGATGAAATCAAAAACTCAATTGAGAGCTTGATGATTGATCTTGTAGCAAAGCGCGGACTATATGATTACTTGGTAGTATGTGATGAATCAAACAACACACCGGCTAGAATTGATAGAAACGAACTATACGTTGACGTTGCTATTGAGCCAGTGAAAGCTGTTGAATTCATCTACATTCCAGTCAGGATCAAGAACACAGGTGAAATTGCAGCAGGTAATGTAGCAAGCGCATCCGCAGTTTAAAGCACACACAACACAGATAAATGAGGTTTCGGCCTCATTTTTTTGTGGCTAATTTTAGATAAATAACTATTGTAATAGGAGAATTATAACATGGCCGTATCATCGCTAACAAGAATGACAGTGCCTTTGGCCAGTGACCAATCAAGTCCAACCCAAGGTCTGTTAATGCCAAAACTAAAATACCGCTACCGTGTGGTATTTGAAAACCTTGGTGTAACTACACCTAGAACAGAGCTTACCAAACAGGTAATGACATTTAATCGTCCAACGATTAACTTTGAAGAGATTGAAATTCCAATCTACAACAGTCGTATGTATCTAGCAGGACGTCAAACATGGGATGCAGTAGGTGCAACTTTCCGTGACGATGCCGGCGGACACGTTAGTCGACTGATTGGAGAGCAATTACAAAAGCAAATGGATACCATGGAGCAGGCTTCAGCTAGTTCTGGTATTGATTACAAGTTCACTACACGTTGTGAAGTACTTGACGGTGGCAACGGCACAAGCGCACCAGTTGTACTTGAGACTTGGGAACTATATGGTTGCTTCTTAGTAAGTGCTAACTATGGTGATCTTGATTATGGTTCAAACGATCCAGCAACTATTGA